AGATTTATCAAAATTGGCTTACAAAAATGGAACAATCTTCTGCGTCAATTAGATTTAAAAGAAGTGCTGTAAGTAGTTTCAATAATTATGTTTCTTTGTTTTACGGTGAGGAATATAAAGACTTCCGAAATTATATAAATAAAGGAATTCCCTTACCCCCAAGTAACTTTGTAAACGAAAAGAAACCATTAAACATTGGTGAGTACAAACTACTTTGTGAAGCATTGGAGAAAGAAGAACGGTGGCAAATATTAGCATATCTAAAGTTCTCTTTTTCTACTGGTGCGAGAAGAAGTGAAGTCAGGCAATTGCTAAAAGAAGTTTCTAATTATGAACCAAAAGTTTTAGAATCTAATGGTTCAAAGATAAATGTTTACACTACCCATAAACTCCGATGCAAAGGAAGAGGAAAAACCGGTAAGATTAGACAGTTGAACTTTGACCAAGAGGCAATGGACTCCATTAAGAAATGGTTAGAAGTTAGAGGTGATGATGACTGTCCTTATGTTTTCGTCACTAAGGAAAACGGGAAATATTCAAATGTTGGAGAATCTACATTTAATTCTTGGGCAGAAAATCACTTAGAAAGACTTGTCGGAAGAAGAGTTCACCCACATGCACTCCGAGAGTCACGGGCAACAAGTATGGTAGTGGAACAAGGAAAAGATATTTCCTCAGTTCAGAAATTACTTGGGCATGCGTCATCTGCAACTTCAGAAATTTACATTATTCGTGAAGATAAAGATGAGGCAGATGACGCATTTTTGTAACCCCAATAAAATAGGGATTTTATGATAGTCTTTTCATAGGAGATTATATGCCAAATATGACGAGTGAGTCTCAAATAAAAAAAATACTCAATGACGCAATGTTAAAATGTTTAAATGAAGTAAGTGTAGAGGTGAGAAAAGACCTTCAAGAATATATCAAAATGGATGTGTACGAATATGACTACTTTCCCAATTATAAGTATGAGGGTGGAAATGGCACATTCGGAAGTGGTAAACCGTCCTTTGAATTTGAAGAGGCTTTCAGATGGAAAGAAACTACTCGCTCCACTAATGAAGTAAAAAAAAGACTTTATTATGCTTGGGAAAATATGACGATTGACCGACATACAGGTAGGCATTTTGAAGATGGAAGAGATACGAGAAAAGAACTTGCTGAAATGCTGAATGTTTACGGAATTGTTGGCAATAAGAAAAGAAGTGCTTATTGGGATAATTTCATAAGTGTTAGCGATAAAGTTTTTAAAGTTTATTTCGAAAGTTCGATGAAAAAGAAAGGATTTAAAATTGTTGAAAATGAACTTGCTTGGATGTCTCAGTTTACTGGCGGTACTGATTTGAAATCCGCAGTAAATGGAATGATGGGAGCAATGGATAAGTTTCTATATGATATATATCCAAGTTTAATATAACTCTCATATCGAGAGAAAGGAGGGTTATAAATGTCTTCAAGTAACGAATATTCTGTACTATTAAAAGCTAGATTGGACACATCTGGAATAGCGAAAGATGTATCATCTATTCAGGCAGAATTAAATAAGTCTATGATAAATGTGGGGACTAAGCAAAAATCTCCAGTTGTTGAAAAGTTGAAGCAAGAATTCAAGGCTGGAAAATTTGAAATAAGTCCAACATTCGATAAAAGTAAAATAGATAAAGTTATGAAAGAAATCCAGTCAAAAGCTGGAAAGTGGGAATCTACAAGTATAAAAAGTGGATTTGATGAAAACGGTATTCAAAAGGCTGTATCCGCAACAGTAAAATGGAGAGATGAGGCGGGTAACGCTTATTCCGAGTTTGTTAAATTAGATAATTCAATTAAGGGTACGGTTACTTCTACTCAAAAAGCCGCTTCTGCCCAAAAAACTTTAGGTAGCGAAATGGGTGCTGTGGTTCGTAGAACTTTAGAGTCTGCGGCAACACTAGGAATGATGTATGGTGCATTGAACCAATTGAGATTAGGTGTTCAATATATAACAGATTTAGATAAACAATTGACAAATATTCAGGTTGTTACAGGGATGAGTGAAGAGTCTGTAAATAAACTTGCAATTGGTTATAATGGATTAGCTAAAGAAATGGGCGTAACTACCCTAGAAGTTAGTAAGGGTTCTTTGGAATTTTTAAGACAGGGTAAAAGTGCCGAAGAAACGAGCATACTGATTAAGTCGTCTATGGTTCTCGCAAAATTGGGAAATCTTGAAGCGGCTCAATCTACAGAGTATTTGACATCAATGATGAATGGTTTTAAAATTGAAGCCAAAGACAGTATGGATACAATTTCAAAAATAATTTCTTTAGATAACGCATTTGCCACATCGTCTGGAGAAATAAGTTCTGCGTTACAACGCTCAAGTGTTTCCGCTCAACAGGCAGGTGTTACATTTGAAGAACTGGCTTCAATGATTACCGTTATTTCAGATGTGTCTCGCAAAGCCCCTGAAAGTATTGGAGAAAGTCTTAAAACTGTCTTCGCTAGGTATCAAGATATTCTTCAAGGTGGTGTTGATGAAGAAGGTCAAGGAATCAACAATGTAGGGAAAGCATTAGACAGAGTGGGAATCAGTATTAGAGATGCTGAAGGTGGGTTTAGAGATTTTAGTGATGTTTTAGATGATTTATATCCCAAATGGGGTAGTTTAAATGAAATTGAACAAGCAAATATACTTAAGGCACTCGCCGGGACGAGACAGAGAGAATCTTTGCTTATTTTATTGGAAAATCAAGCTAAATACGAAAAAGGGTTAGAGGTTCAGCTAAATTCAACGGGTAAAGCTCTTGAGAGATACGATGAATATCTTGGGGGAGTTGAAGCATCTCAAAATAAAATGAAGGCTTCATGGGAAGAGTTGTGGCAAAAGGCTCTTAGTGGTGGGGCGGTTAAATCAGTTTATGATTTAGCTTCTGGTTTTTTAGAAGTAGTTGATGCCATAGGCGGATTACCAACAGTTCTTACTTTAGCGACAAGTGCATTAGTCGCGTTTAATTGGGCGGCAATTGCCGCTTTTGCCGCTAATCCTGCAACTGTTTGGATTGTGGCAATCGGGGCAGTTGTTTTAGCGATTGGCACATTGATTAGTAGTATAGATTCGGCTGATGAAAAACTTATAAAATTAAATAAAAAATCTCAAGAGAATGCTTCGGAAATATCTTCTCTTAGAGATAAACAGAAAGAAGTTTCGGAACTTTCAGATAAATATTCAATTTTAAAAAAAGAATACGAATTAAGTGGAATAGCTTCCCAAGAATTTTTAGATGTCCAAAATAAACTAAAGGAATTAATTCCTTCTTTGGGTGGAGTTTATGATGATTATGGGAACTTTATAATTAGCTCTACCGAAGATACGAAGTCTTGGACTCAGGCAATAAAAGATAATATAGTGGAACTTGTAAATCAAGACAAAATATTAAAAGACTCGGCGGGAGAAATATTCGTTGGAGAGTTAATAAAGTCTAAAAAAGCACTCGGTAATACTGGTTCTATAAATAAATTTACGGGCAAATTAAAATCGGAAGAATTTAATGACCAATTATTAGCATCAAAAGATGCTTTCAATCAAATGTCTCAAGAAGGAAAGGATGCAGTAATAAAGGCTCTAAGAGATGGTGGAGAAGAAGGGATGGAACTCCTATCTCTATTTATGCTGGAAGATGCAAAGAAAATGTCTGGAGATTCTTGGATTGAAAAATTCAAACCTGAGAAAGAAGAAGTTGTAAATATCGGGAGAAAGAGCGGGGAAGATTTATATCTGGGTTTTAAACAAAGAATTGGTGAACTTACATCTGAAGAAAGTATTTTAGATTCTTTAACTAAAAAATCTATGTCTGGAGAATTAGGTTTTTCAGATGTTCAAGAAATTCCAGAAGAATATTTATCAGCATTAACTATTGAAGGGGAGAAATTACAATTAAATATTGATAAAGTGAAACAACTTCAGTTAGCAAAAGCGGCAGAGGCAGTTGAATCGGCTGAGATAGCATTAATTAGACAGGAAACAACTCAATCCGAAGTAGATATGCTCCAATTATATTACGACCAATTATTAGCACAATCACAAAACACATTTGGTCAATTTAGTCAAACCGCTTGGCAGTATGATGAGTTGTTATGGTCAATTTCCAATGACGCTGTTGCCGCAGGATATTCATTTTTAGATATGGAAGGAACTGCTTTAAATTCGGCTCAAGCCATATTTGATTATATGTCTCAAGGAGATGCTCAATTCAATCACGTTGTTCAACAAATTGCTCAAGCTACGGGTCGTTCCATTCAAGAAGTTATGGGCATAGTAAATCAGATGGTTGCTCAAAGTGTAAATAATGCGAGAGCTTCTGTTGCTCAAATTCAAGCGATGGTTTCTGGTGGATTATCTTCTGCAATTGTAGCTTCTGTGGGTGCTGGAACTGCCCCACAAATAGCCAATCTGTTTCCTGCATTATCTTCTCCAAGTAGTCTTGGAAGTGGTGGAGGTGGTGGAAGTTCATCATCATCTGGTGAAACTGCCGCAGATAGAAGAGAAGCAAAGAGACTTGCTAAACTAAAAGAAATTGAAGATGCTATCGCTAAGGCTAGAAAAGAAGCAACTGATGATTTGAAAGACCAACTAAATCTTTATAAAGACATGGTAGACGAGAGAAAGAAGATTCTCGATAGCATGGTTGAAGAAAGAAATTACCAACAAGATTTAGAAGAAAATCAAAACAATGTTGCAGATATACAAAATCAAATTGCGGAATTATCGTTAGATGATAGTGATGAGGCTAGAGCGCAAGTTTTAGCACTACAAGAACAACTAGCGACTGCCCAACAAGATTTAGCAAATTTAGAATATGAACACGGTATTGAACAGCAAAAGACAGCATTAGATACTGAGTTAGAAAGAGTGACGGATTTAATAAATACGGCGATTGCTTCTATTGAAGGAATCAATGCAACTTCTTTGAATGCTTTCACTTCTCAACTAGCTACAATCTTAGCAAATATGGGTACTGCTGTTCCAACCTTCCACAGCGGGGGCGTTGTCGGTGGTCAATATCAAAGTAAAGAGAATGAACAGTTTGCTAAGTTACTGAATAAAGAAGTCGTTCTTACTCCTGAACAAATGTCTGGATTTATGAATAAGACATTACCTAATTTAATGCAATCATCTCCCAATATATCATCCAATATGAAAGGGATGGAAATTGGAACATTGATGTCATTCAATATTACGGGGTCAATGGATAAGTCGATTCTTCCAAATATTGAATCTTTAGCAAATAAAGTTGTTGAGAAATTGAATAATAATATGCTTTTACGTGGAACTAAGCGGTCTAGTAACCTATTTAGCTCCTAATCATAATACCCTTCAGTCTAATGGATTGGAGGGTATTATTAAATATGAAAATAAAAGGAGGTCATAAAAATGCCATTTTATGCCAGTGAATTTCAATATGAAAATATTGCAAGTTCGACATATAACCTATACATAAGTCAAATAGATGGAGATGGAGGTTCTACGGATATGGGTTCTTCTCCTATGGAAATATATAATCAAAAGTTATATAGAAGAAGTCAACCATATTTTTACGGAAGCACACCTTCTGAAAATTTGTCAATGGAAGTTTCAATATCTTCTCCTGACAACATAGATTCGGAAACATCTCAACTAATAAGTAAGTGGCTTTTTTCTAATCGCTCCTATAAAAAATTAATGATTATTCAACCTGATATGGAAGGAGTTTATTTGAACTGTATGTTTAATAAACCTCAAATAGAGAGAGTTGGAAATTTTATTCAAGGATATACCGCAACATTGGAAGCAGATGCTCCTTATGCGTGGAGATTTCCTAGAACTAAGACGTATACCTACACATCACCAGTAATTGACGCGAGTGTTGTGTTCAACAATAAGAGTGATGATAAAGGTGCTTATCTATATCCTAAACTCGTAATAACCATGAATAATTCTGGTGGAAATGTAACCATAACAAATTCAAGTGACGCGAGTAGGGTTTTTTCATTTACAGGACTCCTAACGAGTGAAGTTATTACCATTGATAATTCCTTACAACAAATAACTTCATCTACTGGATTATTGAGAATGTCTAATTTCAATAAGAAATTTTTCAGACTTATTCCAGAAATAAATAACCTTAGATTTCAAGGAAATATTGCATCCATAGATATGACATATCAATTTGTAGCAAAGATATAATCAAAGGAGGAATGTATGATTAGAACCTTTGATTATTTCAATCAAGTCGAAGTTGAAAGTTTAACTCTATGTAATCCAGATAAGAGTGAATTATACTCTGTCGGTTTGGCTTACGATACAAAACTAAATTTGAGATATAATGCGATAGGTGATTTTTCATTTACTTTCCCAAAGTCAATTGATGGCGGAGAAACTGAGATTGTTGCTTATCAACATATAAAAAATAAGAAGTTGGTATTGGTTGAAAATTTTGGATATTATATTATAGATGATGTGTCTGAAGAAATGGATGGTTCTCAACCAATTAAGAAGGTATCGTGCAAGTCTTTAGAATATGAACTTGTTTCAAAAAGAGTTTCTGCTTATGGGGGAACTGTAAAACTATATGATATTCTAAGTCCTGCGGGAACACTATTAGATGACATGGTTGCGCTTGCTCCTAATTGGAGTGTCGGAGATGTTGATATTTCTTTATTGACCAAATATAGAACTTTTAGCATTGCGGATTCTACTATCTATGGAGTATTGAGCGGGGAAGTTTCTACCGCTTTTGAATGTATCTTTGTATTCGATAGTTTCAATAGAACCATTTCCGCTGTCGCTTATGACAACGTAACTTCGAATACAGATGTATTTTTGAGTTTTGATAACTTAATTGAAAACGCATCGTTGTCGGAAAAGACAGACGAAATAACCACTTGTCTTGCAGTTTATGGTGGTGGAACACTGAACATTAGAGGGGTAAATCCTCTCGGTACAGATAGAATTTATGATTTTTCATATTATACAAATACTGATTGGATGAGTTCTGGATTAGTTACAGCCATTACAAATTGGAACGCTTTAATTTTAGTTGAACAACCAATTTATGCTGATTACTTGACTACTTTGAAAACTTATAATTCAGAAATGATTGATTTGAGGTCTACCCTAACTCAATATAATTCTGACTATCTTTCTTTGGAAGGAGTTAAAAAACTTAGGGTTCAGGGTGGAGAAGATTTAACATCTATAAATATTGAATTAGCGGATAAACAACTTCAAATAGACTCTCAAACAATTTTAATTCAAAATAAACAATTGCAGATAGATGTTGTTACAACTAATCTTCAAGCGATAAATACTTTAGTATCATTTGATAATCCTTTGAATTTTACACCACTTCAATTATTGGAACTAAATAATTTCATATATGAGAACACGTATCAGAACGAAAATATAATCCAAACAGATTTGATGAACAATGTAGAAATCCAAGATGCTCAACAGGATTTATATGACCAATCGAAAATTGTATTGGGCAGAATTTCTCAACCCAGATATGAGATTGAGTTTAAAGCCATAAACTACATAGAACTTCCAGAATTTACTGTGTTTACTCAACAGACCGAATTAGGTGCTACATTCAATGTAGAATTGAACGGCTCTAATGTGGAGACGGTTTTATTGGAGATGTCTTTGTCATTTGATAGTCCAACAGATTTTTCAATGACTTTCAGTAATAGATTTAGATTAGATAATGGAAATTTTGCTTACTCTGATTTATATGGAAATGTTGTTAAGACAGGTAGTAAAGTATCTTTCGATAATCTGAAATGGGGTAATTGGGAGAATGATTATAAAGACGATGTAACTACATTTATAACATCATCTTTAAATACTGCTAATAACTCCATCATAAATAATAATAATCAAGAAATTCTAATTAACCAAAATGGATTGAGAGGAAGAACATTAAATCCTTCCACTGGAACATATGACCCAACTCAAGTATGGCTTACAAGTAGTGTATTGGCATTTACCGATGATGGTTTTCAAACAAGTAAACTAGCTCTCGGTAGAATACCTACAAGTGCGGGAGATAAATTTGGTTTGGTTGCTGGAGTAATCTACGGAAATTTATTGGCAGGTAATACTCTCACCATTTCAAATGGTGCAAATAACTTTGTATTAGATGAAAGTGGTGCAACATTGAATAACGCTAAATTTTCAGTATCTACATTGAACACTAAGATAAATATAGACCCTACTGCTACCAATTCTTTTTCAATTCAAAAGAATGAAGGTGGTACATTTACTGATAAATTTTGGGTAGATAATGCAGGTAATGTGAACTTTAGTGGTAATCTATCTGGCGCAACGGGTACTTTTACTGGCTCAATAACTGCAAACAGCGGTTCTCTGGGTGGATGGACAATTAGTTCAGTAGGTATCTCTGATACTTTTGGAAACTATATTAGGAGTAACGGAAATATTAAACTTGGGGGATTGACCATATCTGGTTCAACCGCAACATTTACGGGGTTC